TCCATTGAATAAAGCTAGATGTTCCTGCCGCCGCCGATGGTTCTATACTAAGATAATTTTTAAATTCAACATTACCCCCCGAAGAGATGGTGAGTCTTCTAGTTCCGCCACCAGTAGTAAAAGCCATATCATTCTCTGAGCGAAGAACTAACTGGGTTGCCGTTGTTGGTGCGTTTGCTAAAGAACTATCATTACCTAAATAACCGAGAGTTGTTCCTTGATTTTGTATTTGAAAATATGTAGATGTATCAGAACTTGCATTTTGTATTAAATAACCCGATGATGAGAGGCGCATTTTTTCGGAATAACTACCGTTATATGATTGAAAAACTATATCAGCATAACCCGATGAATTTTGGACTGCTCCAATGTAAGCCTCTGCATTACCACCGATTCCCATAGAAACACCTGTTGTAACATTTGTTGCAGCAGTTCCTCCCGTTGCTAATCTTAAATTAGTTCCCGTAATATTTGCAGTTGGGGTGTATGCAATTGCAGATGCAGTTTCTACTTCAAATTTACCAACATTTGTAGCAGGATTTGCTAAGCCAACTAAAACATTACCATTATCGGCTATGTGCATTCTTACATTTTCACTAGTACCATTTATAAATTGAATAATACCACTGTTTGCACCACCCCAAACAGATTTAATTTTTAAACCACCTAAAACTGCGTCAGTTTCAAGTTGTGAGTAATAAGTAGAACCACCTATGTTTATAATACCATTGTTTCCCGTTGTACTAAAAGTAGCAGCACCCCCCGATGAGATGGTGAGTTTTGATTGCATTGATGGAGTAGCACTTGAGTTATCAGAACTTGTATAAAATCCGTGGCTACCATCTTCTTGATTTTGAGAATAAAACAAACTCCATTTACTAGCATCTATTCTAGCACCTACATCAGAAGTATTATAATAAAAATTTTGTGCAAAATAGTTAGTTTTTGTTCCCGAATCATTTCTGTTTAAAATAGCATAATTATCCGCTCCTTGAATAACGCTATTTACGGCAACAGAATCTCTCCACGCACTAGGTGCTACCCCAATACCCACATTACCACTACTATTAACTTGTATTCTATTATTCCCACTACCATCTGAAATGATAATGTTGTTGGATGTTGCAGATATTGTATTTCCTGTGTTTGATCCTAAAATTACATTGTTATTTCCCGATGCAACTGAACTGCCCGAACCTTCACCAATATAAATGTTATTGCTTCCTGTATCTAATAGCCCTGCACCTTTTCCTATATAAGTGTTATCCGATCCTGTTGAAACAGTTCCTCCTGCATTATACCCAACTGCCGTATTATCTTCCCCTGTTAACACATCATTTAAAGCACCCGAACCAACTGCAGTATTAAAATCACCACTTGTTGAGTTACCTAACGCATCAGAACCAAAGCCTGTATTACTATTTCCACTTGTTACTTTTTCAAGTGAACCGTCTCCCATTGCAGTATTATCTGAACCTGCTAAAACTGCATTTAAATTTTGTTTACCAAATCCTACATTGCGTGATCCTGTTACATTGGCTATATTTCCTCCACCTATATTATAAGAATTTAGATCATCACCATTAGAATTAGTTTGCAATAATGAAATATTGTGACTTGCATTAATAGACATTGTTGTGTCACTCCTTAACTGATCTGCATTATCATTCCATACTGCAATAGTATTTAAAGCAATCGTTCCTGTTTTTGTAACATCACCCCCAGACTCAGCAACCCATTCCAACGTTCCAGAACCATTAGTGGCTTTTAAAAATGTGCCATTAGCTGGAACTGCATCTGGAAAAGTATATTTATTATAAAGATTTAATGCAGCTGTAGACAAATAAATGGGTGAACCGTTGCCATTGCCATCAGTTATTTGAGCCAATGAGCTTGTTAATACTCCATTGCTAGTAGTATTTAGTAAACCTAGGTAACTATTTGATATTTTTTGGTTTGTCAGACTCGCCATTATCTTTGATTTTAGCTAAAAATGCTTTTAATTTTTTAATATTTATTTGCTTTACCCTCATAAAACCCAGCCATTGAATAGTGAATCATACTGTGGGAATACATCTGAACCGCTATTGGTAGAATATTCTGGATATTTTGAGTTATTTTGTGACAAATAGTCTAGCATTCTTCTAGTGTACCACTCCGCATGGGTTCTTTCTTTCTCAACTAGATAATCAACATCCAATCTACTTGCTGTTTCAGCGTTTTCGGCTATGTGTCGAAATACGCCCCCAGCACGAACTTCAATAGCTGCATAGGGGTAATACTCAACTTGAGCCCAATGAATCAATGCTGGCTGTATATAGTCATTTAGGAGCGTTTTATAGTCACTGTTTGCAGCATCATTAATTGCAGTTGGCAAAAGGCTTGTAATCTTATCGAATAAATCAGTTCCAAGATAGCTTTGAATAGTGATCTCTTGGGCTATCTTCAGAAACTGAATAAATTTATCAGAATTAATATTCGCATCCATTACAGAATTGCGAATCATATCAGTGCGATTTATAAATAATTTAGTTGCCATATTACTTTGCTGTATTTTTAAAACCCATTTTATCCCAGTATGCTTTGGTATAGCCCTCAAATTTCATATCTCGTGGTGCGACTGGAACAAGTTGGTCATTAATTGGAGCTTTAAAACCCATTGATTTTGCTTTTGTAGATGTTATTTCATCAGTTTTTCTCAATGGTTTTTTATTAATGTTTCTATCTTCATTTATTACATAAGTTTTTCTAAACCATTTGTGAAAACATCTAGCTCCGCCTTTGTATAACCATATTGAATAAGTAGCAGCACCTTTAACCCCAAACCCTGGGTTAACTCTTTTGTCACTCATTTTTAAAATATCTTCTTTGCGGTATATTTTTTTAGCATTTACCATTGCGTTGCAGAATTTTCTAGTATCTTTTTGCTTTTTCAATGGTGCATATTGATACCTTACCATAAATCTTAATGATTCATCTTGTTTTGATGTGCCATCTTGTTCTGATTTTCTATTTCTGCCATAAGCATCACCAGTTCTTACTAGGTTGGTTGACTTGTGTTTATCATTAAGCTCTTTAATTTTTGCATCGAATACCTCTTCAGCTTCATAATCTACTTCTGACACATCAATTAAATCATAATTTTCAAGTAAAGCTTCTTCATCTTCACCCAAATCTATGAATTCTTGTAAGTCATCCGGATCTCTATCAATACCCCCAATTAAATCTTCGTGAGATTCACAAGGCATATGCCAATCTTTGCCATCTTCTTC